AAAAGATATACGTGACCAACGGGAGTCATCAGATTTAGGGCGCAAATGCACCAACCAAGGTGTTTCAATTATCAGTTTCTGTAGGAAGATGGACATGTTGTCTGCACGTTCTTTAGATGCAGAAATGATCATGATTTTCTTTTCAGGATCTTTAAATAGGGTCCAAAGAACAAACGCCCCAGTAATCCAAGATTTACCGATTCCTCTGAAGGCTTGGATCTGTAGGCGTTTAGGACCGTGTTGTAAATAGTCTGCGATTGCGTATTGTGCGCGTGTCGGCGTAGGGAGTTCAAGCTGCACCCACAGTGCTTGTAGGAACAGCTTGAAGTCGTCTTGTAACGCCTCTAAGACGTTTGTCATGTATTCATTAGTGGATAGTTAGTTTAATGCTCGTACATCATTAATTAAATCGTCAAGGTCTTGCCATATTTTTCCAGTCGCTTTGTTTGGCACATAGTTATTGTCAACCTGATCTACCCACCATTCCATTAATTGTTTTGGTGTTTTAATTTGTCTCAATACCTTATTCCAACCTTCCTGATCTAATTCTGCAGCCAATCCTGACTTGTCTTTTTTTTTTAAAACCTTTTGATGCAGCTCATTGTGGGGTGTCTTTAGTTGAAATGCATTATTTGAACTTCGGTCGCCAGGTGCTACTCCACGTTTCTCTGCATATTCAAACATATTTACAACATCATCCATATGTGCTTTACCTTGAGCTACAAACTGTTCCATTTTTCTAAATGCAGAAGCCGTTCCACCTTTTAGAACTAAATGATGTGCTTCAACTTGATTTTTAATATCTCCATATTTTTCAACTCGATTTTTTTCCCACGCATCTTGTACTTGTACTCTGTTACTTGAACCGTAAAGCTGTGGGTCATCAGCTGTAAATGGTTTTACATTTGATTCTTCAGAATATTTTTTAGGACGTGTTCTTTTGACTGCTTTGTCCGCTGACTTTGCTGCAGCTTTATCGCCTTCTTGTCGTGCAATTAATAGTGCTTCCTGATTAGTTTCAATCCTATTGTTATACATTTGAATTTTTTGCTTTCTGGCTGTCAAATGTTTTGCAAGTTTAGGATCATTAGCAATGATTTCATCACCTAGTTGTCTGCCAGTAACTGAAGCAACTTTTGGGTTATCAATTGTCACTGCCTTCATCACTTGTGTAGGGTTTAAATCTGGTGCTCCTTGTGCAAGTCCTAGGCTTCCATTACTCGCAATTGCTAATTGAAATCTTGGAGGTGTCAATGTTGCTATATTTCTAGCTATTGAAGAAAGTCCTTTGCTTAATCCTACTGTTGCTAATTCTTCTATTCCTGCAAAAGCAACGTCACCAACTCGCGTATCTATCCCAGACGATTTTAATTTGTCATCAACTAGTTCTTTAGTTCCCTCTAAATTGTCTGCAAACTCTTTTATGCCTGGTGTATACCTAAGTATATTACCAACCACTTGTAGTGCAGGCGCTACTGTTCGTACAATTTGTTTAACACCTGGAACATTAAATGTATTATTTAGTGCTTGTTTGACTGGTTTAACAGCGTTGTTTAATGAATCAAAAGTTTTGGTTCCAAAAGCATTGTTTTCTAATTCAATAAATTTTTTTTCTGATATCCAGCCATGTTGATCGTGATATACACGGGAGTTTCTAGGCCAGCCGTGCTCTCTTTGTTCCGTATAGGAAGAAGTTTGATTATGATGCGGCATAAAAAAGCCCCCTTTGCGGAGGCATGTAATTAATAAGTGGATAGATGTGCTATGAAATATGAGAAAGGATTAGTCCTTCCCTAAGCTGGTTTTGCCCGAATGTTTTTCTCATCCAAGCTTTCCATTCATTACTTCCTTTATCCTGATTACACTTAAGACAGGCTGGTACAAGATTGCTTGTAATATCTTCTCCACCGTAGGTACGGGGATGAACGTGGTCCAAAGTAAGTTCGTGTAATTCATAAGTTTCTCCGCAATAAACACATGTACAGTTAAAGTGCTCTTTAATGCTGCGCCTCCAAAGGCGCTTTGCTTCAGAGGATGTCATGGTTATTAGGTTGTATAGGTAGTGTTCAGGAGTTGGAAGTAAAGGGGTCATTTGGGTGCGTATTTCTTGCCCTTACGTGGACGGGTACGGTTAATCTTCATTGATTCTTTTTTACAAGTTTTAGGGCCGGTATGACTAGAGTCTTTACCATCACCATTACCGTAAGTACCCATCTTGCGATTGCATTTGTTCGCAGCCGTCCGTATCTTTAGACCCTTTTTAGTCTTGTTATATTTAGCCTGTTGCTTAAGACGACGCTTACGTGCAGCAGGGTTCTTTTTGTAGTATTGGGATGTTTTACCGCTTGCCATAAAGTCTGCTCTGTACTAGTTCTGGATCTACAGACGGCATAATGCTGGCTAGTTTTGACAGTGGGTTACCTTCCATAGCAACGCCGCTGATGTCATTCTTTGCTAGCCAATCACATGCAGCCTTTAGGTCTTGTGTTGAAGCTTCGCCAGCTTTAATTCGTTTAAGGAATTCTTTGGTGACTAGGTTATGAAGTTCGTTGAACTGATCTTCAGTCGCTTTCTTTTTTAACATTAGCTTTTTTAGCTTTTGATTTTGGTTTAGCTACGACTTCTGCCTGAATCTCAAGCTTTACGTAGTCTTCTACTGATTGATGTCGCAAGGTTTTTTCTGCTTCGTCAAGTGAGTCAAACTCTTGCAGTACTTTGCCGCGTGTTACGTCTACTAATTTAAATGACATGGTTATACGTTCCGGTTTGCTTGTTCGCCAGGTAGTTTTCTGTGAGCTTTTTTAGGTTTCCATTGGTAAGGGTTGACGTGTCCTTTACCTCCCCCTGGTTTAGCTTTTAAAGCTTCTGTGTAGGAATTCTGTCTGTTACCATCAGTTTTATCCAAGTTAATTCCTCAATACAATTTGATCTAATTTGTTTTCAATACGAATCATATGGTCCTCCATACGTTGAACCATTACTGACAGGTCAGCTTTAGATACGTAGTCTTGCGCTACATTTAATTCAATAGCGTCAATACGTCTGTCAAGACCACTAATACGGTCATGTACGTTATTTATTCGGTTGTGTAATCTATTATTTAAGGCTGCTCCACCACCAATTAAAGCGATAAGAGCAGTCACAGCTGCTTCCATTATTTAAGAGAGACAATAGGTACAACGTCATGACACAGCACTTCTACGCGACTGCCAGGACGAAAGGTAAAACCAGCTTTCATGATTTCTGTACATTTAAGAGCACGTACTAGCTCATAATCCAACCGCATCTTTTGTTCATGTCTACGTGCTATCTGTTTGCATGTTTCAACCATGCCACCGTCTAGCGGTACAGAAAAGCCAACCTGTACTCCAAAGTTTTGGGTACGTTGATACGAATTTGTGTGTACATCACCACCCGTATAAAATGGTTGAAATGTCATTGTTGTTCCGTTGCAGGAGTTAGTTCCAGCAAATACTTGCCTAGAAGGTGCTCCGTTGTTTTGGAACTGCACAGCTTGATTAGTCACGTTACCCGTAGCAGCCGCTACAGGGTTTGCACTATTTGAAACTGTTGGTTCTTCTGCGTAAGCTGGGATTACTGCGAAAAGACTGACAAGGATGTAGTAGTAGAGGTTTGTTGAATAGATTCGGTAATGTCGATTGTTTCGATTACCCCTGCACTCCTGTCTACAATTTCCAGCTGAAATGCGTCGCCAGCAGTAGTTATTGAAAATGTTGTGGATCCATCTTCGATTGGACCACTTGGTGTTATGTTGGTTCCAGACCATCCTTTATAATCTCCACCGTACTTTTCTGTTGCAATAGTACGGTTAATATCAGTAGTTGTAGTTGTGGTAGATTGCATACTACCGTTTGTAAAATTCTGAGCCGATACTGGTGTAGCCAGCAATAACAATAGAAATAGTCGTTTCATTTGTTTTTTTCCCTAGAGATTGAAAATGTTGCTAAAGTTCCACTTAATATTGAAGCTACATAAGTTGGGTCCATCTTTTCCATCCAGCCTGCATAACTAGCAGTTAAGAGTCCGGCGGACCAGACGAGGACGACAAACTTGATAACCCCCCCTTTTTTGTCATCTTGTTCCATGCTTGTTTAATTATAGGTTTAAATAAACTTACTAAATGTTTAAACAAAGAAGTAGCCGCTAATGTCGCAGCTACTGATACAACCGCAGTCGAAGCGGCAGTAACTACAATTTCACTACTTGGGACAGGTACTTTGATATCAGTACCCGGCACCATAAAATTTTGTACTTCTGGTGGAGTTGGTGGTGGAAGTTGTGGTGGTTTAGGCGATTCTCTTGGTGGATCATCTTTAGCGTTAGCCTTTACGCCTGGCGGTGGTCTAAGGTCGCTAGGAGGTGCCACTAATGGCGTGTAAGACGGTATATCTGCCTTTGGTATGTCTAATACTGGTACAGGTAATTGAAGCGGTTCAGGGAGCGTTATAGAGGGGAACAGTGGCGGCTCGCCTAAGTTCACTTTTTAGACGGAAATAAACCGTTACGAACAAATTCGACTGCTTTGTCGTCAATGTCATTATCAGTTGTCTTAGCAAGTTTTTCTAACATTTCTACAATCAAAAGTTTGACACGATTAGATTGAAGAAAGGAAAAAAGAATAGGACGGATAAGGGTAATCATAGGAATTTACGATAAGGTGAATTAGGTTCAATTTTGTAAGCTTCTAGTCCGTTAGCATATGGACCAGCAAAGTTAATGTGCCAACCAGGTAAGGGAACAGGAGGAGTAATCTCTTCACCCGTCTCCTCGTCATAAGTACCTGGCTCGAAGATGGTACCTACGCAATCAAGTGCCCAGCCGAGGTCAGCGGTTTTGTAGTAGGCAGGGATGGTTTCAATAACTTCTTCTGTCTCTTCGTCAAGGATGACTTCCTCAGGGACGTAATACCCTTCGGGTTGAAGAACTGCAATAGCAGCAGCTTCGTCAACAAATTTAAAATAGGTTGTAGTTGTCATTGGGTTATTGTTTGAAGTTCTGCGTCAGTTAGACGCTGGTTGTAGTAGGAGAGGCGGGTGACGTGGCCGGTAAAATAATTATTCCAGTTTTTCTTTATGTATCCAATTCCTAATTCAGTCATAGTAGGTAATGACGTTATGGAACGAGACTGGACGGAATAACCTTGAAGGCAGCCAGAAAGCGTGGAGTTATCGTGGGTTACAGCGGCTTTATAAGATTGGCCCATGACTGTTGAAGTAAAGATACTATCAGCAAGGTGTATATTCTCTGTTGGAGACTTACGTTGACCTGCATTAGGAACCCTATATTGACTTCCTCCCGTATACATATAATAACCCCAGCTTTGTACGTCTTGACCATTACTAGCTCTGATGCTTGCTGGTGAAAGAAATTGACCACCGCCTATTGCCGTGTATTTATAAGTAATTGTCCCTTTGCTTTGGTTATACCAAGAGCTAAAGTTATAACCGTCGATCTTGCAGATGTCAGCAGAGCGGGTAACAGTGCTGCCGGTGGTGGGGATGTAAGAGGTAGGGAAGGCACCTGTTTCTAGCTGTGCTCCCCAGGCAAGAATTCCACTAGACCCATCTCCGACGTAATTTAAACCACCGCTACTATCTGATTCAGCTGGCCCAACAGTAGCTCTGCCACTTGTAATACTGCTGGAGAATACAGCAATTATTCTCACCCATCCGTTTCCTGCTTCTTTAACAGACGCGCTGGTGACATTGTTGCCTTTATAAGATGAAACTTTATTAACAAGATCAAAGGTGACACTTGTTTGTGAAACACCAGTAAAACCCATGTAGGCAAAATTTCTACCAGCTGGTTTTACATAGCACGAAATGGTTGCAGCGCCAGACCATGTTGAATTTGTTGGTTCTCGAATAGAGTGGCTAATATTGCTTGTATTCTCTTGGATCTTAAATGCCGTATTAGTACCGTTAGGTGCAGTACCTTGAGCTGTTAAAACAGTTGAGTTCTGTGCTGTCCATAAGCTGAAGTCCTCACTATTTTCAGCATAGTTTGTCCTACTCTCCTCCATCAACAACCCCAGATTTTCACCAGTCACTGGGTCATGATCAAACCGTGCTTCATGATCAGCAGCACTAGCAACCTGACCAGCACTATTGATATAAGTAGCACTAGAAGAACGACTGAACTTAACCCTAGGATCCAGCTGCTGTGAGTTCTGAAAGTCCAGCGTAAGTGCTGGCATGATTGTTGGATAAGTCATAGGGTTAGTGTCTCCAGTTCAGCGTTAGTGAGGCGGCGGGAGTAGTAAGAAATTCGTTTTATCCAACTGCCGTATCTAAAGTTTATGTTATCAATAGGACCAGGCAGCGAGTTACTGGTGACGACATTGCCCAGCACTCCACCTGCTGCCAATACAGTGTCATTAGCCTTTAGCGCAAAGGCAACTTTATCAGCAGTGTTTGAAACACTGGAGTAAGGTTGATTAACGTTTGCGTCTTTAATCGCCAGCTGCGTTACCGGGTCTGTTTTCCATGTTGGCGCAATGTTATTGCTTTGACTAAAAGAAGGCCCTGGATAGATCCAAAACTCTTGCTGATTCGCAACTGTATTTTGTTTTACCCTTTCATAAAAAAAAGTTCCTTCGGCATTGTTATACCAGCTTGTAACGTTATCTCCTGTGATAGTGCAGACATCAGCTGCTCTGGTTACTGTTGAGCCGGACGTGGGTATGTAGGAGGTAGCAAATCCATCTGACGAACCCGATTGCTCCTCAACTTGAGGACCAAAGAAATACATACCATCACCATTAGATCCACCAGTATATGAAAATGTACTAGAATCATATGATGATCCAGTAGGGTTACTGTTAGTCATAAATGCAAATACATTTGCAGCATTAGTACCCCGTGAAACTGAAAGCCTATACCAACCATTACCGGCTGGTGTTATGGACGCACTTGCGGGTCTAAAAATAATGGTTCCCGTATGCTTATTAGTGCCAATAGTGCCGGTTGATAAGTCAAAGGCGGTGTATTTATTATAACCAAAACCTACGTCTTGGAACCCGATTGACACCCAGTTTTTTTCACCAGCTTTTGCATAAATAGTAAATGTTGTCTGGGTATTATTAGCCAGTCCTGGGATATTATTCCACAAACCGTGAGCGCCAGTTTGTGTATCTTCAGCACACTTTTCTGCATAACTTCCATCTGGTGCCAAAATAGTGGTAGAAGTAACATGAGTTGCTTTGCTGCCAAAATTAAGGGCGGTTGCTCTACTGTCGGGATACTTGTTAGTCCTACTCTCCTCCAGCAAAAGCCCTTTCTTCTCAAACCTAGCCTCATGATCACTAGCTAACGTAATAAACCCTGTATCAGGATTTAGATAGGTAGCACTAGAAGAACGACTAAAGGTAATACGTGGGTCCAGTTGACGACTGTTGGCAAAGTCCAGGGTTATTTCTGGACGTATGGTTGGATAAGTCATGATGTGATTGCCTCCAGTTGTGCGTTAGTTAGTCGTTCGGGGTAATAGGCAATTCGGGAGATTGCAGCGTTAGGTCGACTTCCGTTATTTCCGCCAAACGATGATTCCTCTCCAAGTTTTAGGGTGATTACGTTCGGTTGTGGGTCTCTCTGGGTATGCGTTAAAGTAGATCCCTTGACAGAAAGTGCGTAATCATAAGGCTTGTACGCATACGCATACTTCATAGGACCAGCAGTCCTCACATCATTAGCAGAATAGATATTCGTATTAGTCCAGCCGGGGCTGTACCGTCCGGTTGTTTGATACCGAAAACGCCAGTTTGATGAGGTAAGCATTATTATGCGGTCGCCAGAGTGACTGCCATAAAGATTTGCGCCAAGATCTGATCGAACACCATCTGACATACTTACAAGCATCGTCCCCTCACTTTTGTTAAACCAACTGCTGAAGTTATCTCCGGTTATACGAGCAATATCAAGCGCCCTAGTAGAGGTACTGCCGGACGTGGGGATGTAGCTGGTGTGGGAGGAGCCTGTTTCGATTTGATAACCCCATACAACAGTGCTTGTACCTGGAGTTATATTGCACACCCTTGGACCTCGTGTTTGTCCATTGAGAAAGCCTGTCCCATTTGTAAGGTCAATAACTTCAATCAGTCGATACCAACCATTTCCAATCTCTTGGATAAATGGCTCTGCTGTAAATCCATGTTGTCCATTGTTTGATGTGTTAGAAGGTACTGGAGGGGAAACAGTAAAATCGTACTTAACCAATGGAACACCATAATAACCTTGGTTGCCATTATCACCACCCAACGCAATTACTTGACCGCCTATTGGTTTAACAAATACGGAGACTGTAATTTTTCCAGTGGTGGGAATTGTTGCGTAATTGGAGAACTGTCCACCTCTATTAGTACTTGTATTACTTACATTCTCCATTAAGTAAGCGTCGTTTGAACCGTCAGGTGCGGGCTGATTAAACGTGTAAGTAAAGTTGCTGGAGTCTTGATTAAATTCAGCGTCAGGAGCAGTTGAATACAGGATTGCATTCGTCCTACTCTCCTCAATCAACAACCCCTCCTTTTCAAACCTAGCTTGATGCTCATCGGCATACTTAACGACACCACCCTCGACATAAGTAGCTGTGGATGATCTACTAAACGCGATCCTTGGATCAAGCTGTTTACTCTTTTGAAAGTCCAGCGTCAGGGATGGCCGGACTGTTGGATAATTACTCATCAGCTTAACGTCAGTGTTGTTGAACGGATGGTGCCGTCTAATCCCTTCATGACGATTTGAATAGACGTGTCAGAGACATACCTGAACTGGATGTCACCACCTGTCTGTGGAGCTGAGTAGAAGCTTCCAGTAGGGAAGTAAGGACGTAAAGTACCGACTTCATCGACAAAGGCTTGCTTACCTAAGTATTGATTAATAGGAATATTTTCAGGCGCAGTGCCAATATCACCACCAACCAAGCTTCCCCAGTTAGTGCCGTCATAACTTTCGTATTTATCAGTATCACTGTTAAACCGGATCATTCCAGCTTCTGGTGTTGCAGGTCGTTGCGCTTCAGTACCAACAGGAACAATGATTGCAGTTGTTGAATCAATATCTACTTCACCTGTTCCGTTGGGAGCAAGCGTGATGTTTCCGTTACTGACACTAACAATAGAATTACCGTTTACATCTA